TTTCTAATTGATAACTTGCTTGTGTAACCTTCTTGTAACGATCAAATAGTTCATCATAATTTTTTTGTAAATCATAAAGTGGATCATTTTGTCTCTTGAGTGCTTCAGCGGCCTCTGCTTCTTTTTGTTGTTTATCTTTTAATGCTTGATTGTATTCATCGATTTGTTTTTTAGTTTCTGCTATAGCACGATTTAATATGTCTTGTGTATCAGCAAGTTTTTGTGTAGCATTATTGTCACTTGCTGTAACAAAGTTGGCGTAGGCCTCTTCAAGTAGTTTTAAATCTGCGGTTAATTTATCAAGTTCAGTTAGTCCAACATCTTTAAATTTATCAGCAACACCTTCAGCACTGTCCATTAACTTCTGGAATTGATTAATTTGTTTTCCAGTCTCACCACTGCTTTTTGCTTGTGCGTCAGTTAATTCTTTTTGTATTTTAATTAAACGAGCAATTTCTGTTTCATATTCTTTTACTTGTTGATCAAAACCAGGGAAATATTTTTTATCTGATTCACTCATCTTGAGTAGGAGAGCAAGTTGTTTTTGTGCGTCTTGTAATCTAGCAGTTACACTTGCCAATTGAGTATCATCTGCTTCTAATGCTAAACTTAGTCTGTTTAATTGATTTGTCAGTGATTGAATAATACCAGTATATGCTTGTGTAATACCACTGGCCTGGCCTATATTCATAACTGCTCTGCTGAAACTATCACCCAATGCTGTTTCCAAACTGTCGATAGTGGGTGCCATTTTGGCAAATGATTCATTTAGGGCATTACTGTTTTTAAGCATGTTAAACATCACTTCAGCAGTTAACTCACCGCTTTGTGACATCTTACGAAGTTGCCCAACTGTTAGTCCTGTTTCTCTTGCCATAATGCTAAGAGCAGGACCCATACCTTCAACAATACTACGGAATTCGTCGCCTCTAACTTCACCACTGGCCATTGCCTGACCAAACTGACGGATAACCGCACTAGCAGTATTACCATCAGCACCAGCAAGTTGTAGTGCTTTACTTAAATTACTAGTAACCTTAACAACATCATCAGTGCTTACACCCATTTGCTCGGTACTAAGTGTAAGTTTTGTAAACAAATCTGCTGTGTCAGCAAACCCAGTTCTAGTTTCCTGAGCAACTGTTCTGAGCATACCCATCTTGTTTGCTAGATCTTGACTGCCATTACTGATAAGTTTTAAACTATTTTCAATGCGTTGGAATTCTTTTGTGGCATCAATAATCTGACTCATACCTACTGCCGCGGTACCGGCCGCCGCACCAATCGCCAATAGTGGTCCAGGTATACGGGCAACAGCACCCGCAAGAGCACCTGCTTGTACGGCCGATTTGCCGCCAATGGCACCGTCTAAGTTAATACGCTTTGCTTGTCTTTCGATATTGGCGAGATTTCGCTCAATACGCTTCAGTGGACCACTTGTTTGGTCTACTGCTTTAATTATAAGATCATATGTACTGGCCATTTATCGTCTCCCCCTGGATGCTTTCGCTTTGTTCATTGCCCGTTCATGTTCGGTTGCTACATATTCGTAGTATTTAGTCCATCCTCTGAACTCGAAACTGGACATATTATTAACTATATACTCAACCGTCATTCCTAAATCTGTTGCCAGTTTATATAGGAAGAGGATCTCAGGTGAGCGTTTTAGTTTCCCAGGACTTCATCCTCATCTGGTGTTACTTTCATAGCACCAATAATTTTTAGGATTACTGCTGGATCAGCAGATCTCATCAATCTAGTTTTGTCAGTAAGTTCAAACAGTTTATTACCGTCTTTGTCTTTTGCTTTGTTGATAAGTGTTACTACTATCGCTTCGGTACTTTTACCCTGCTGTTGTAATTCAATAACTACACTCTCTTCTGTAAGTGTACTTGTAGGATGCCAGTAAACATCCAGATCCCATTCAGGGACCGTAATCGGGCCTTTAAGGTCACTGCTCATAATTTCTTTAAAATGTGCGGTTGCTCTGTCAATTGCCTTTGTCATATTCTTTTCCTCTTATTAATGTTTTTAAGTATGGCGGGTTGTACGATGCCTCGACGATTTTGTCTACTACTACCTCGATCGAGTGCTATGATATAAGGAACACTGTTACCGATAACTTTACCGGTGTAGTATGCCTTGTATTTTGGCGTATATCTCCATCCTTTTTGCGCTCTACCAGTTCTAACTGGTGTGAGCTCTTTGATATCATCTTTGATATCTTCAAGTAAGTTGTCGACGGCAACTACAATGCTACCTTGAATGTGTTTAACCACATCTTTGTAATTACTGAATGTTGCCATCGACTAACCCGTTACTTATTAGGTATCTTCACTATAACTTAGTGGTCCTGTGCCTTCAAAAGCAATGCTGTATTCAACAGCACCATCGAAACTTGCGCTTCTTGAAACGCTTGTTATGATAGCAGTACCATTATAGTACAAGTTACCAGTACCTTCGCCCTCTGGATAGAGTTCGAAGTCGATAGTTACACCTGCTTGGATAACAGGTTCTGCGCCTGAACTGTGGTTCAATTTCGCATCGGTGTTGTCCCAATAACCATCTAGTGTACCGCTGAATGCCGTAAATGTTGGTAGGATCTCACGAGCGTTACCAGTTGAGCTCATTGATGTAACATCAAGAGTTTCACTAGTTTCTTCAAGTGAGAAAGTAGTAACATTTAAGATAATAGCAGGAGTACCACCAGTGACATCGATTTTAACTACACCGTCAATACCTTTTTGTTCTGCCATGTTTATTCTCCTAGGATAATGGCGTGACTACTGTCACTTTATTAATTATGGAGTACCTCGTTCATAGAAGTACCTTACCGTGAGTACCATAACTGCTTGCCCATATGGTGCGCTCTCAGCAATCTCACGGATACTTACCTCAGTTACTTGACAATCAAAACAATTACCATTAAGCGTAGGGTCTAAGTCTAGTTGTGTTTCAATAGCATCAATAATGGTGTTTCGAGATTGATCTCGGTTAGCACCATATACATTGATGTTAAGAAGCACATCTAAATCACTTACTCTACGCGGTGTACCACCAATGCTTGCGTGAGTGCGAACTTCATTCGCTGTCTCTACAAGCACATGTGGAAAACTTGGAACTGCTAGTTCTTCAAGTGCTTTAGGTTCTCTTGTAACCGTTTGAACACCAGTAGCGTTACCAACTTGGGTAACAATTTCAGCAACGATATCTTCTCTCTTACTCATTATCTATACAACCTATCCTGATGTGCCTCAAAGTATTCGTCATCCGTAATAGTACTGTCATTATCAGTATCATACTGGATTCCTCGACCAAACTCTGCGGCCATTTCTTCAGCATATCGAGTTTTATAGTGTTTCATTTGTAATTGAAAACTATCTTCATCACGGAATGGAGATAGACGCGGCATTATGTAATCAGCGAGTGCTTTATACATTGTTGCCCTTTTCCACTGAGCGTCAGTGAGCAAAGTAGCATCAAATCTTGTATTACCATCGCCTTTTCTAAAACCACGCTTTAACCATTCTACCTCAATGTCTCTCTTAACATCAGCAGTTGCTTCTGTAAGTTCGTCAGTGAAGTCAGTTTCACCATGATTGAAGATACTTGGTAATAAAGTTGTTAAATCACTGTTTGTTGCGTAATTCGCCATCGTCTAATCTCCCTTTTAACCATTATGGTGCGTCGTATAAGCGACAAGCACGAGTTGCGTCAACTAGGCCAACACCAGCATGTAGGTTAGCAACAAGATCGTTACCAACTGCTTCTGCTCTACGAGCAATTTCAATATCGATGTTCTTGAACATACCGATACGGAATGCGTCTGGAGCAAAGATTGTACCACTGTTAGCACTCATGTAACTTGATACGATGAAGCGTACACCAGCAACAACACCTAGGTCAGCGTTCTGAAGAGCGTTGCCCTGGAAGTTTGAACCAGCGTATGCGGCACTACCGATACTCTTGAGTAGGTTAGTTGCCATGCTTGGAGAAATAACACCAAATAGTGGACCCATTTCGCCTTGTGTACGGATTGTTTCAACTGCTTCGTGAACGAAGTCAAGTGTAACTGTACCAGCAGTGTCAACATTCTGAGTGATTGAAGCACTTTCTAGTTGAGCGGCAACATCTGTGTCAAACTTGTTTGAAACACTGTTACCTAGTACACGACCAACTTCTTGTGGATCGATTGCGCCCAAGTCACGAAGGACTGTACGAGCGGCGTAAATTACAGCAGGAATAGATACGCTTGTATCACCTACTGCTGTTACTGCGACATCATCTGTGACGCCTTCTGCGCTAATTTTAGTAGCGGTGACAGAACCCAATAGTGGGACCTGAAGACTAGCAGAACCTGCTGGGATATTCACTACAGGAATGATTTCACCACCAAGGAACTGACTTGTTTCGTGTGCTGAGTACACGGTTGCTGCTTTCAAAGGTACTACCATTGAAGCAAGATCAAATGCGCTATTATATGCCATTTTTATTTCCTCTCAATAAGGTTTAGACTTTACCTTCGTCCTTCCACTTTTTATAGATTGCTCTATGGTCGGCACGGGTTAAGTCCAATGAATTTAAGTCCATCGCTTCTGCTCTGGACATTTCTGTGTTGCTTTGTGAACCACTGCCACTTGGCCCCGCTACGCGGTAATAAGTGTTAGCATTAAGGAACTCTTCGGTTAAATCATCAACACTCATAGGATCTGCTGAATCATTATAACGAACATTACCTTCGCTATCCACAACACTGACTGAACCATTACTGTCCAGTCTAATATGTTTTTTAAGTAACTGAGCAATATGCTCTGGGTTTACGCTTCCCGCTTTTGACGCGGCGTTGATTAAAGCACCATCAACTTTAATCTTTTCCAGTTCACTTCTCAGTGTAGTAACCTCTTCATCTGCCTTGGCCTTTGTCTGCTTTAACAGTTTTTCGAACTCCTGACGGTTAATCATTTGTTCTTCTTCTTGCTGTTGGCGAAGAGTTTTTAGTTCACGATATTCGTCTACATCAATATCCGCAAAGCGTTTATTAACCTGACTAATTCGTTTAGCAACAATTTCATTCACCTGTTCTTGGGTGAAGACTTTATCCTGATTTGTGTTTTCCTCTTGTGAAACCGCATCAGTAACGGTTTCCTGAGTCTCTACCATGTTTTCAGTCATGTCTGATTCCTTTTTTACTCTGTTATAGAATTATTTATAGCACCAGTTTGATGCTCCTGACTGATGGTATCTTTGATGCTCTGTGCTTCTACAGGATCCTCAACCATCAGGTCGACCACATCCTTATGGATGTACTCTTGGAATACATCGTGTGGCACAATCTCTGCCGCCTTGCGATATAATTCCATTTCACTGTGCGTATCTCTGATATCGAATGTATCTACATAATCAATAGCAAAGTCTACTGGTAACTGGATACCACTCCAATCACTCCAGATACGCCAAATCTTGTATTCTGTTTCCTCAAGTGAGTCGGCGATGTCACTCAACTTAGCATTCAATAACTGGCGTTCAGTTTGTAATGCCACTCCACTCATTGGTGAACCCTTTGTACCTTGTACGGCACTTGTATGCGTTGTGCGCTGGATTGCTTCAACTGTTTTCTCGATTGTGTCAAGAATACTCTGGATAGTGGTTCCAGTTGGTTGTAGCAAGAAGGGCGTAAGTCCTGGATCTAAATCCTCCGGCATGGTTATAATTGACCCAGCACCTGCCGTCGCATTTGTTGCCGCAGTCTTTACCAATGTCGGGTGTCCGTTAATACGCACCGCCTGTTCTGCTTCGCTATAGAGGTTGTAGATAAACTTTTGTAGGTCCGCAACATCTTCTACAAGACTGTATCCCACGCCTTTAACTGGACTTGGGATAGGTGCGTAGTTAACAAAAGGAACATAACCCAGTGGGTTCTCATACTCTTCATAGTTTTGAATGGCGTCCATTTGTCCAGTGTCATCTTTAACAACGACATATCTATAGATAGCATCTGGATACCATTCGGTAATATGAGCATGTGTTCTCGAGTTACTCTCTATAACTTTAATATAATCCAATACACGCTTGCCGTTTAGTTGTCTGTGATAGTTCCAGTCTAATACATTACCTGGTGTGTACACAGTGGCATAGGGTCTAATACCCATAGCAATTTCCTGTGCCTGAGTTTCAACTCTGTAGGCAGGTTTATCAACAGCAACGAAGACATTACCCATAACCATGGCCATGTCATTAACAGTTTTCATGAAACTATCAATACCCTGACCTTCCTGGTCTATGTCCCGCATCCACTGTGATACTAATGGGTTTGTGTTTAGTGTTCCCAATGTTCTGATTGGGTATTCTCTGAATAGGAAACTACGGTAAATGTCTACTGTAGTTTTTACATAATTGTTTAGTGGTGTTGAATTTAGTCGCTTCAAGTATAAGTTCTGCTGACTATCGTTATCCTCACCATAATAACGGGTTAAGTACTCACCATCTCTATACTCTTGTCCGCCTACATAACTTCTATATAGGTAATCTGCTTTAAAAGCATGATCAGTATATTGACGATGAACACTTTGAAGTTGTTCAAGTGATTTCATTTCTTATCCTTTTGATGGTTAATACTCCGTACTACGGATAGTCCAACAGGACCTTACTTTACAGTAATCAACTTTATTTATGCCAATATTTCTTGACATTAAGTGTAGTTAAAAGTAATAACTCTATTAAAGCATTTCTAAATGCTTCAGTTTGATCCTCGCCCACACCTCTGGTGTGTAACTGCCAGTTATCATCACTTACACGAATCTGACACTTAAATTCTCCAGTGGGTAGTCTGCTAAATGTTTTACTTTCTCTTATCATTACATGTGCCTGAACACTTCCGGACCAGTAATCTCTGGCGCAGGGCGTCTAATCGGATACATGAAGTGTACCGCATAACCAATAGCATCAGCAGTGTGATCATATCCGCTATCCTTGTCAGGCAAACTGGTTCCAGGTTTATACTGTAACTTCTGGAACATCTCGATACTTTTACGACACGCTGGATCTACAAACAATCTTCTAGTGCCACTGGCATCACATAGTAGTCTATTTACACTGTTTATTCTGTCCTTGACTGGTGGATGCGCTCTTGGTGCCCTACATCTCATACCATGTTCTTCCAGGATAATCATATCTGTTTTACCACCAGCACTTGTTCTTCTCTGGCGTCCTGCTGGATCAGGATATGCTATAAGTTGATGACTGCCATACTTTTCCTGGATAGTTTGTGCCAGTTCCTGTGTGTTACTTACTGGAATAATGATCTCATCTATAATGTGTAACCCATCAGCAGTTTTAGCACATATGATACTTGTAACTGGATCAATGTTAAAGTCAATGCCAATGTGTAGTGTATGTGGTACTGCCTCGGTCCACTTTTGTACATTACTCATCCCAAACGCATGATACACTGTGTTACCACTTGTCTCAAAT